TTGGCAATATCACCTCCAGCAAATGGTCATAGCCGAAGACCCGATTAAATACCTCGGAGAAAATATATGACCGAACACGAACTCTTGAATGTTATATGGAACCCAGAAACATCGGACGACAAACACTGCTATAAATGCGGTTCAACTGAGAAGTTATCTGTGAAGAAGCGCCAGCGTGGGATTGTTACCTACATGTGCAATGACTGCCGGAGCAAGGCGAGGATCGCTAAGCTAGCTGTTGCACCGCATCGGAGCAAACCAAGCAACAGCTTCGATATGGAGGCGTGGGAACGACGTTCGCGGGAAACCATGCAGCATATCAGCCAGAAATATGCCCGCACTTCCGTAAAACGTAGCACTTTGGTATAATGTAGGCAAGCAAAGCCACCCAAACAAAGCACGGAACTTTCGCAGGAAGTCCGTGTTTTTTAATTGGCATACTCTTTTCTCACTCCACAAAACGTCTTTAAGCGCTACGAAGAATCGAAGCGTTATACTGAAACGCTCACTGAGCCGTTCCCCGAGTTCCAGCGTATAGCCCGCAATAGGCCGTATGAGGGTATCGACCCGGCATACCCTAAAACAACCGATGGTACGACTGCCTCGATCGTGCAAAAGACACCGAAACGAGTTGTCCAACAATTACCTACTGGCAAAGTAGAAAGCGACGACGACAATGCCTGGCTGCCGATAGTGGCTGGGTTTATTTACACGAACAAAATTCTCCCGTATGCCAATGAAGACTACGGGCTGTTCGAGAAGTCTCACTTAGCTATTGAGGGCGGCCTGACATTCGGCAGCGCAGCTATATTCACTCCGTTCTTAAACCACGATGGCTACTTCTGCCCGGACATGACTATCCCGTACTGGGGCGATATCTTCCTACAGAAGGGTAAGAAGTCCGGCTACGCCTGCAACTATGTCTTTATGCGGGCCTGGTGGCAAAAAGAGGATATTAATGCCCTGATTGATGGCGAAAACAAACGGGCCGCGAACGCTAAGAAGAGCGGTTCGACCTATGAGCCTACATGGGATACCACCGCATTAAAAGATGTGATTGAGACGGCTACCACGAAAGACCGCCAGGCAATGACACCAAGTGAAGAAGAGCGCGGTGTTGATACTTCCGCCATTGAACTTGTGACGGCATTCCAGAAGGGTGTAGGTGCTAAGTTCTATACGTTTGCTCCTGGCGCGAAGAAAATAGTCAGAACGAAAGTCAACAAAGACCCACGCGGCAAAATGCCTGTCGATTGGTTCTACGGTGACATAGACGGCACCAACCCATTAGGTAGGGGCATCGTTGAGCTCATTGGTGGGTTGCAGAACCTGATTGACTCTGACATGCAGATGTACCAGTACAACCGTGCATTGATGCTGGCGCCCCCGGTTATAAAGTACGGCGGCCTAGGCGACTTCAAGTACGCACCGAACGCCGTTATTGAGGGCACTAATCCACAGACCGACCAGATTGTACCGCTCAAGATCGACACCACGGCCATCGCTAACTATCCACAACTATTCCAATTGATGCAGTCCCAACTCTTTCAATTAGTCGCTAGCCCTAATAGCACCATTCCGTCGGGTGTCGGTGGCATTGAATCAGGTAAGACCCCGACCGCCCTGAACCAACAGAAAGCAGCTATATCCGTAGACGACAACGCGATTCGTAAACGTTTTGAGTCAATGTTTGAGAACTGGAGCGAAACGGCTATCAACCTGTACTTCGCAGAGCGCTCCGGCACTGAAATCTTACAGTTAGACAGTGATACGGCAGATGAGCTTCGTAAACTGCCCGACTTCCAGCCTGGCGATGAGGCCCAGGGCATACAGGCCGGCGAGTTAGCTGACACTCTAAACGATAAGAATCAGCTCATCATCAACTACGACGAAGCTACTCCGGCGCTTAAGTTCCGGGTAGATGCTTCTACCTCGAAGTTGGAAGACAACGCCTCCCAACTACAAGGATTGGAGCTGTTAGCGCAAGCCCTCGATCAGTCTCCAGTACTGGCTCAGATAATGGCGCAGTACTACCCAGATAAGATTCTGACCTTATGGAACCGCATGACTAGCGTGTCGAGCGTGGAGAACCCTGAGGACCTAATAATCGACATAGATGAGTTCAAACAAGAGCAGGAGGCCAGTCGGGCGGCCCAACAGCAAGCTCAGGCGCAACAACAGGCAGCGCAAGCCTATCAGCCTCAGCCCACAACCACCCAGCAGCAGCCAACCGGTGACATTGAGCCCCAGATAACTCAGCACATGCAGCAACTTGGCTTCTCTCCGCAAGCCATCGACCAAGCCCTCAGCATGTCCCGCCAGGGTGCCAATGAGCAGCAAATAGCCCAAGCATTAGGAGTAGCGCATGCCTGAAGAATATAACCCCTATCCGCTCCACGGCCAACCCTTCCTGCCGACTATTCCGACTGCTCAGCAAGAGGCCAAGGAAAAGGCCCGTGAAGAGGTGCTGCAGCAAATTCCTTTACTGAAGAAAGTACTGAAACGTCTCGACCAAAAGATTACATTTTACGACTCGGTAAATTCTGTCCCTGATGAAGTTAAGACCAAGCCGGAAGAATTTATGCACATTATTGCTGCCAACACACTTGCCCGCGATGCACTCATACAAGAAAGGAGTTACATACAGAATCAAATCGACAAGCTCAAGTAGGTGTGTTGCGTGGTGCTGTCCAAAAACCTCTCAAAGACAGCACCACGGAGTACATCTCAAGCTCCCGTCCGTACGCGATAAGTAGTAAACAAAGGAGAGAACTATGGCAAAAGAGGATGCCACGGCTGCAAATGATGCGGTAGTTGCAGACACTACCACTACTGATTCAGCACCAGTGGAAAACGAAAGTTCTGTAACGGCTGATAACGCCCTCGACGATGATGCCTTTGATGACATCGACGACGAAGTGGCAACGGATAAAGAAACAGATAGTGATGATTCAGACGAGGAGCAATCCACCAAAGAACCCAACGCAGAAGACACGGAAACCGAAGCACAGCCACAGGAAGGTGATAAACCCCTAACAACTAAGAGCGAGAACCGCTTCCAAAAACTGGCGAACGAAAATCGCGAGCTAAAGGAACAGTTGCAACGCTTAAATTCGCAGGAAACTCAGGTCGCGGCCGAGCAGCAGTTGTTACAGGAAGTTAATCCCGAAACCGGTGAATACTACACGCCCCAAGAGGCGGAACGTATGGCGAGAGCACAAGCCCTGGAACAGTCCCAGCAGACCATCGCCCAAGAACGCTATAACCTGCAGGTTCAACAGAATCAGCAGACCATTCTTAGCGAAGTTCAACAGGTGGTGGAGTTGCCCATCTTTAACCCGACCGCAAAAGAGTTCAACCCCCAGCTGACCGCACAATATGAGGACATCTTGAGCGAGAACACTTTGTACCAGGCACGAGACGGCAATACCTACACAGCCAAGCAGCTTATGCAGGCTGGAGTAGATTTGAACACTCAGGCAGTACTCGTGGGGTCAAACATATCACCACTCAAACTAGCAAAACTAATAGCCGACTCCACCCAAGCTAACCAGGCCAAGATACAAGCCGAGGCGCAACGTTCAACTGAACGCATGTTAGCCAACGCCGATATACCGGCTGGCAGCTCAAACGCTAAAACAAAAGACGATACTTCAGATTTTGATGAGGCGTGGGACGAGTAGGCACTAACGAAAGAGACTTAAAAATGGCTCAAAACCTAGCTACAAAATACAGTCCGAAAGTGTCCGAGCGGTTAAAGAAAGCAACCGTTATCGGCTCACTGACGAACCGTAACTACGACTGGAAGGGTGTTGACACCGTCAAACTCTACTCAGTCGATACATTTGACATGAACGACTACCAGCGTTCAGGCGACAACCGTTATGGTGACCCTGAAGAGACTGGTACCACCCTACAGACTTGGCAGGTATCGCAAGACCGTTCCTTCAGTGGTACGATTGACGCCCTGAACAACAGCCAGTCTATGGGTGTACTGAAGCCCGGCTCAGTGCTGGCCCGACAAATCCGCGAGGAAGTCGTACCAGAAGTTGATGCTTACGTGCTTCAGGTAATGGCTACTGCTGGTGCCACCGCTTCACGCGATGACATCGTGACAGATGCTGCTACCACCAAAGACAACGCGTGGACTAACCTAGTCAGCCTGAAGGCTGACATCGTAGACAACGAAGGTAAAGACAACGGCTTGTACGCTGTCATGACTTCTGACTACTACGCCTTCCTGCTGCAGTCTGGCTTTGTGCTGGCTTCTGACCGTGGTCAGGCCAAGAATGAAACCGGCAACCTCGGTACCGTCAACGGCATGCAAGTGCGGATCGCTCCTTCGAGCCGTATGCCTAGCACCAGTGGTGCTATCGACCTGCTGATTGTCCACCCTGAAGTTACGACCTTTGCTGACGTCCTCACCGATTACGTTACTCACACGAACCCGAAGGGTATCAACGGTACGTTAATCGAAGGCCGTGTTGCTTACGACGCTTTTGTTGACACGAACAAGGTCAACGAAATCGCTATGCACGCCGTAGCCTAAATAAACTAAACGGAGGTTTCTAATGGAAGCACCAAAACTTGAACTTCGCAAAAACAAAGAACGTCTTGCCCGGCTTGAGGCTGTCAAACAGACAGCTGCCAGTCGGACTAATCGCCGTATCCAGATGATTATTGACGACATTGCAGAGCAAAAAGCCAAGAAAGAGGGGCTTTCATTGGTTTCCTCGAAGAAAGAAAGTAAATAAACATGTCTCAAGTAAACCTGAATGGCTTCGGCTTTGTTCAGTCCGTTGACGTAGACGCCGACAAAACCCTGGCATTGACTGACTGTGGAACTGTCCAGAACGTAACCGCTAGCAAGACAATTACCCTTGAAGCGACTGTTGTAGGCACGAAGCATATTGTTCGTGTCGGTGCAGATGACATTACAGTCACAATCGCACCGAACTCAGTCGATAAGGTTGCCGGCAACGGTTTTACTGCTACCGACAACAAAGCCGTCATCTTCACCAATGCAGCTATCGGCTCATACGTTGAGCTGATTGCCGATGGCGTGAATGGCTGGATGATTGGTCT